GATAGTGTGCAGACGCACGCGAGGGCCAAGCCGAAACGTCTCACGCATGAGAAAGGGTCTCAGTCCCCCTATATGGGGGACTGAAACTCAACAAAATCAACGGCTTGGTGGTTAGTGTGTCGCGCATGTGACCGCAAAGCGGTGTGCGATGGCAGGGGGGGCGGGGGGCTTCCCGCCCGCGCACATTTATATTGTAATAGTCACCTCCCCTACCCGGAGAGTAAGCGGAGCAAATTTTGAAAACGTCCAAAGAAAACAGTCTAACAGGTACGACAAAACGGTGTCGTGTGTGTCAAAAAGAGTACACAACCAAACCAAGCAAGCTCGAACGCAGTGCTTTTTGTTCGATGGAGTGCAGAAAGTCAGAGGCAGAAATCAAAAAAATGAAAACAGCCATAACAAACTTAGGCTCAACGAAACTTACCCCCGCACAATCCGCGCAAATTCGTGGCCAAATAGCAAATTTTGTCAAAGATCAGATCACCGTGGCCAATCAAGTCGTGATGCACGGAAAAGAATGGACGCCGACACAGGCTCGCGTCTTTGGAATGCTCCTAAATAAGGTTGTTCCCGACCTAAACGCCTCATTTGTGCAGCATGAACACCAAGTTAAGAACCTAACCGAGATGTCACGCGAAGAGCTGGAAGCAATCGCCTCCGGGGTACAGACGATCGAGGGGGAGATCATCGAAAATGAAAATTAAGAACCAGAAAGCGGACGCTATTCCGTCTGAACTCACTCTCTCGGAGTTTGCACACGCGATGAAGCAACAAGACTTGTCTGCCGTCCCGCCAGAAAAGCGGAGTCACGCCATATTTGACCACTTCATGTCCGTTATGGCCGACAGCATTCAAGACCCCAAGACGAAATACGAAATAAAGATGAGCCAACGGCTCCGCCGCAAGTTATGAGCAAGCTGACACAGCGCGAAGTCGCGAGATATCTACTCAGTCTTCGCAATGCCAGCGAGTCCTTCTTGGGTTTTGTCAAGCTCATGCAGCCCGAATGGAAGCTCGCTAACTTCCAACTCGAATTGATCGACGCTCTTGACCAGCTAGAGAGAGGCACGCTCGGCACAGACAACCTGCTCATCACAATGCCACCTCGTCACGCTAAATCCACATTTGGCACAGTGTTATTCCCCTCATATTTCATGGCCCGCAACCCACATCGCTACGTTATGTCATGCTCATACAACAGCCAACTGGCCACAGACTTTGGCAGACAAATTCGCTCGATCGTAGAAGACAAGATTGTCCCTCAAGCATTCCCAGACTTCCATCTTTCCCAAGACAGCCGCGCAGCAGACGTCTGGCGCACGGAAGACGGCGGCGCATACTTCGCTGTCGGCGTGGGCGGGACCACGTCTGGCCGACCAGCCAACCTCTTGCTCGTCGACGACCCCATCAAGTCCCGAGAGGACGCCGAGTCCATGACCCAACGTAACAAAACATGGAACTATTACACCTCCGCGCTGGCCACTCGTTTACAGCCAGAGGCAAACGGCACCAAGCCAAGGCAAATCATTATCCTCACGCGCTGGCACCCAGACGACCTCGCTGGCCGCCTGCAACAAACAGAAGATTGGGCCGAGGGTCGCTGGAAACACATCAACTTTCAAGCCATCAGGCAAGTCCCCAGCGGCAAAATCCGCCGCAACCATTTGCCTGAAGATCACCCACAGTATCTGCCGACATCACAGATCAACTCTGTCTCCAACGCCAAGCGCACGATCAACGAAACAACGGAAGCCCCACTTTGGCCCGAACGCTTTCCTATTGAAGACCTCAAACGCCGCCAACGTCTCAATCCGCGCGAGTTCGCCTCGCTCTACCAGCAGCAGCCGTACATCGAAGGCGGTAACATCATCAAGACAGAGTGGTGGCAACGCTATCCAGCAGACCTTTCACCTGAACGCTTCGCCACGCTCGTCATCGGCGTGGACACCGCCTTCAAGAAAACAGAGACTGCCGACTACAGCGTGGCAGTCGTGGCTGGCATGGACAACAACGGCGACATTTACATCGTCGACATTATGCGCGGCAAGTATGACTTCCCCGAACTCAAGCAACGCCTCATACGCCTCAACAACCGCTGGCGCGGTAAGGGTCTCCGTGCCATGTACATCGAAGACAAGGCGTCTGGCCAATCTCTCTTGCAAGAACTGAAGCGCGAGTCTGGCATTTCAGTCATCCCCTACAAAGTCGTCCACGACAAAGTTGCTCGCGTAAACGCCATCCTTCCCCTGGTAGAAGGTGGGCGAGTTTTTCTGCCAGAAACATCCGAGTGGTTAGACGAGTTCATAGATGAGGCAGTAACCTTCCCCGGAGGCAACCACGACGACCAAGTCGATGCCCTCACTATCGCGGTTGATGTCTTGTCCAGAACATCAATTTCTCCAGACGCATGGAGTTTGCAAGCAGACACAACGCAGTCCCTTAACAACACATCCATCGAGTCGTTCGGTAAGTCTCTCAAGACACGAGTGGACAAAACCATGAGCAGTTGGCGCGGCTGGGGTCTGTAAGGACGACCATCTAAAAGCCAGAAAGTATATTTTTTGTTATGAGTGTAAATGGCCCAAAAACAAGAACCACTATTTCGTCAGGCAGTGGCTACCGCAATGCGGAGTATGTTGCTGGCCCAAACGAGGGTGTTGTTGTTGATCTTTCTGAGTTTGCAGAGCAGCTTATCTCATACGAAGACATCTCACATCTCCTCAACGATGAGCAAGAACGCCGCATTGTGGACTACGTTAAGTCCATGGTCGACATGTCCTACTTTAAAATTCGCAAGAGGTATGACCATTGGAAAGAAGCAGATCGCGCTCACGACGTGTACGTTCCGGCAGGAGCAACGGACTTCCGAGAAAAGGCTGTCATTGCCGACACCCGCGCAATCGCCGACACCGTTCTTACTTACCTGATGGCCGCGCTGTCAGGGCGCAACCCGATGTTTCAGTTGGAGGGTCTGAACCGCAAATCGCGCCAGTCCTCGATGATTCTCGAACGCGTCTTGCACCAGCAAATGCGTCGAACCGCAGGCGAGGCGCGGTTAGCCCAACTCCTCCTCGACAGCATCAGGTACGGTTTCGCCCCCACAAAGGTCGTCTGGGACGCCCAGACTAACCAGAACCGTATGATCAATTTCGACCCACGTCGCTGTTTCCCTGACCCACGGGTTAACTGGGGCGACTGGGATAGCATGCAGTACATCGTTTTCTCTGATTACGTCAGCTACAATAGCCTTGCGTACAGCAACATGTATCCCAAGCTAAAGATGTTTCCTGCGCTACGCCACAAAATCTCTCCCCCTCGTAACGCTTGGAATGCACACCAGTGGCACAGGGAAGAGGGTCGGGGCTTATCCATCGACCCCGCCGCACCACACCAGCGCGAACGCTTCGACCATGCGTACTTTACGCTTGGCGACGCGCGGGTGGTCGATGAAGCGTGGGTGCGACTGAGTGGCCACGAAATCAACATTCCATCTATTGACCAAATTTTCCTCGTCATCACAATCCTTGACGAGAACGTGGTCATCCGCTTTCAACTCAACCCATACGGCAGACAGCTTCCTGCGGTCATCGGCGGCCTCTACCAAGACAGCCACAAGACCTATGGCCAATCACTCTACGATCTAATCCTGCCGATGCACGACATCGCCACCTACCTAATGCGTTCACGCATCGACAACATCAGCGCGGCCCTCAACAACCTCATCTTCGTAGACCCAACCCAAGTCAGCGTCCCAGACCTGATCGACAGAAACCCATGGGGCGTCGTTCGCACTCTGCCCGGTAGCAAGCCGGGTGACGGCGTCTTTATTGCAGAAATACCAGACGTGACACGCGGCCACTTCAGAGATATTAGCGCAATGTCAGAGCTGAAGCAGCGAGTGTCTGCCGCCTCAGACGCGCAGCAAGGAATGCCAACGTCAGACGGCATCCGCACAGCAACGGAAATCCAACGCCTTACGCAGCTTGGATCACAACGACTTGGTGTTCTTGCCCGCGTAATGTCTGCCACCACAATCCGCCCAATGGTCAGGATGATGGTCGCCAACATTCAAGACAGCCTTACGATGGAAGGCTCGATAAAAATCGACGAACGCGAGATGCCCAACCAACTGTCTGGTCTTGTAGAAGACGGCTACCTCGATTACGACGTCCGCAAGGACTTGCAGGGCAACATCGACTATCTGGTCATCGACGGCACCCTGCCGCTCGAACCAACGCGCAATGCTGAAACGTGGATGAGCATGCTCCAGATCATGTCCCAGACGGGCCTCAACATGGAGTACAACGCTGGCCAGATCGCCGAGGAGGCTATCCGCGCCATGGGCATCACTGACCTCGACCGTTTCCGCATATCTAAGGAGCAGATGCAAGCTGAAGGGCCAAGCCCATCTCAGCAGATGCAACTTATGGAAAAGATGCGCGGAGCATCCGTACAACCACAAGAGAATGTCCAGCGTGAAGTTGAGAGGGGCAATCTAATTCCAATGAGTGAGGCACAGCGTAATGGATAAACGTCAGGCACTACGCCAAAACATAGATGGTCGCATCGCTGATTACATTGACGAGGTGGATCGCGTTCAGACTCTTGAGCTTAACTCTGCTAACACACAGCGTCGCAAAAATGTTGAGTCACTTAGGGCCGAAATTGATCGTATGCGGGAGGAGGTTCGCAAGCTGACTATAAAGGTTGAGATGACTCCAGAGATGGACGACAAGTACGCCATCACTAAGGCAAAGTTGATCCAACTTATGAAAGACATGGGATATTACGACTAATGGCTGAGACACGTCCCACTGGCGAACAGATAAGTTTTCGCTCCTCGAAGACAGGCACTCACGTTCTCGACACTTACATGGAGAACGTCGAGCAAGGAACACGCACGCTCCAAAACATGATCGAAGACATCTTCGATACCACTGGCACGTTCCGCAACAGCAACTTCCAGTTTCGTTTCGACGCGTCCACCGACAAAATACAGTTCCGCATCGGCAACTTCGCCAACCCTTCCTCTGGCTGGCAAGACCTCACCACGTTCTTCAACATCACTGGTGCGTTCAGCAACAGCACCACCTACAACAACTTTGACATTGTCACCGTCGCCAACAATGACGTGTACATCGTGCATGGTCTGACAAGCGGCACCACGTTCGCCAGCGAGTCAAACTTCACATCAAGCTCCAACACTGAGAAGATAGTCGACGTGTCTGGCGCACAGGACTGGGCAGTCAAGACGAACGGTATTGTCGACTCCACAGACTACTCATCCAAAGCCTACGCCATTGGCGGCACAGGAGTAGACACAGGATCAGGCTCCGCAAAGGACTGGGCCACCAAAACCAGCGGCACTGTAGGCAACACCAGCGAAAACTCTGCCAAGTACCACGCCACAGCCGCCGCTTCATCTGCCTCAACTGCCACCACACAAGCCAATTTGGCGACCACAAACGGTGCGGCTCAGGTAGCTCTGGCGACTGCCCAAGTCGCGCTGGCAACAACCATAGCCAACAATTCGGCATCAAGTGCCAGCGCATCGTCGACATCAGCAACAAATAGCGCAAATTCTGCGTCTGCGGCCTCGACTTCAGAGACAAATGCCGCCGCGTCTGCGGCCACAGCAACCACCCAAGCTAGCCTAGCAACCAGCAATGGTGCCGCCCAAGTTGCTTTGGCCACGACGCAGGCCAACAATGCGGCGACATCAGCCACGTCTGCGGCGGCATCTCAGGTTGCGGCGGCTTCCAGTGCAGCCGCTGCGGCTACAGCTTTGGATAGCTTTGATGATAGATACCTTGGCGTTAAATTCAGCAATCCAACGCAGGACAATGACGGAAACGCCTTAGTTTCTGGCGCATTATATTTCAACGACAGCGCAAACGAAATGCGGGTGTATGACGGTGCCAACTGGATTGCGGCTGTCACTGCTGGTTCTGCGTCTCTCATCCTGTACGAATACACCGCCACCTCTGGACAGACCACGTTCTCTGGCTCTGACGACAACGCCCTCACGTTGTCCTATATCGTAAACAATATTCAGGTGGTGATGAACGGCGTCATCCTCGACCCATCAGACTACACCGCCAGCAATGGCACCAGCGTTGTGCTGGCGGCTGGTGCAGCTACAGGCGACTTGATAAACATCTACGCCTTCAAGTCATTCACCGTGGCTGACACTGTGTCTGCGTCTGCTGGTGGCACGTTTGCGTCTAATGTTAATTTTAATGCAAACGCTAACTTCGGCAACAACAACAGGGCCATCTTCGGTAATGCCTTTGAAATTTTTCATGACGGGTTTAACACCTACCTTGCTGAAAGTGGCGGCACAGGTAACGTCTACTTGAGAGCAAATAACCTTGTTTTACTTAACAATTCTAATGAGACTTATGTTAATTGTATTAGTGATGGTGCAGTAACTCTTTATCACAACAACGCAGTCAAACTCGCCACCACCAGCACAGGCGTGGATGTCACTGGCACTGTGACGGCTGACGGGCTGACTGTTGGTACTGCGTCCCCAGCAGCTAACAGAGCATTGCACGTTTCTAGCACAGCGCAAAAACACGCTAAATTTGAGAGAACTGGGTCTGCAACAAGTCACATTGAATTTCAAGACAGCACGACAACTAACCAACCTAGTTTGGGCAGTGTAGGTGACAACCTTACGTTTGAGACAGCCTTTACAGAACGCATGCGACTGGATGCGTCAGGGAATTTGGGGCTTGGAAGTAGTTCCCCTCGCAATGCAAGTGGTTTTGTTGGAATAACGCTGGATGATACTAGCGGTTCCTTTGTTGATTTCAATGACAGTGGCACTCGCGTTATGACCATCTCTGGCAACGCAACTGGTAACGATATCAATACAGTTACAGCAATTCCTTTGCGCTTTAAGACCAACAACACAGAACGTATGCGCCTGACCAGTGCGGGTTTGCTAGGGCTGGGGACGACTTTGCCATCGTCTAAACTTCATGTTAATGGTTCTTTTCGTCAGACAGGAGCGACTGCACCGTTTGAGTGGACAGTAAATGCTGGTGCGCTTGACTACTATAAATTAAATGCTGTGGGTTATGCAGACAATCTTATTGTTGCAAACTCTGGCGGCAACGTGGGCATTGGAACTAACACCCCTGCTGGCCCCCTTGAGGTGCATAAATCAGGCAGCGATACCAATGTGTTTATTACAACTGGCGCGACAACATTATCAACCACAATCTTGTTCGGCGACAGCGCAAGCAATGACCGGGGTCGGGTTATGTACGACCATAACAACGACAGTATGCGCCTTCATACTGCTGGCTCAGAACGCCTCCGCATCACATCGGCAGGGTCGGTAGGCATTGGAACTGCGTCACCAGCCTACAATCTTGATGTTTTCAACTCTGCATCATCTGGTGCGCCTTTGCTTGCACAATTTAAGTCTGCTGGCGGGGATACGCAACTTTATGTTGATAACAGCACAATCACTACACAGTTAACAGCAGATGCCTCAAACACTGCTGGCATTGTTGGAACAAAAACAAATCATCCTTTTGTGTTTAGAACTAACAACGCAGAACGTGTGCGGATTGATACGTCAGGGAATCTGCTGGTGGGGACAACAAGTCTAAATATTGCTAATAACGGCTCAAACACAGGTTTTGTAGTTAATTCAAATGGTGCGTTAGAAGTTGGTTCATCCTCAACTGTTTTAACACTTAACCGTCAAAGCACAAACGGTGATGTTGCTCGCTTTCAAAGAGGCGGCACTACAGTTGGTAGTATCTCAGTCACTGGTTCAGCCACAACCTACAACACCACATCAGACATTCGCCTGAAGACTGGTATTGAGCCTATTGACCACGCCACAGATATGCTGATGGCTATAAACCCTGTATTGCACAGGTGGAAGGCAGACCCTGACGCTGATGCGGTGGTTGGTTTTATCGCACAGGAAATGGAAGAGATTGTGCCAGAGGCTGTGAGCAAGGGCGACAGTGAGGATGATATGTGGTCAATGGACTACGGACGCATCACGCCTGTACTGGTAGCGGCATTGCAGGATGCACATAAGAAGATTGAAGAACTAGCAGCAGAGGTTGCTAAATTAAAAGCCAACTAACAGGAGTAAACAATGGCTACATACACTTGGACTTTTCCAACACTAGAAGTGAATAACAACGAACAGAACGGCTTTACTGACGTAATCAGTCAGGTGCATTGGCGTGTCACGGCAGTTCACGATACCGCCACAAATGCTGATGGCCAGCCACTCAGCGTCAGTGCATACGGCTCTGCTGGTTTGACCCTGCCGCCGGAAGGGTATGAAGGTTTCATTGCTTTTGATAGCGTAACTCAAGACAATGTGAAGGCGTGGGTGCTGGATAACATCGGCAAAACAGAAGCTGAGATGCAAGCAATGCTTGATGCTCAGATGGATGCGCTGATTGCCCCAGCCCTTCGTAACGCAGTCCCATCGGGTTGGTAGGGATAATTTGTAATGGCATATTTGGGTAAAACACCATCTCAAGCTGTACGTAATCGTTTTTACTTTACTGCTTCTGGCGGTGAAACTTCGCTTGCGCCAGCGCAGGTTACTGGCCTGTCGTTTACGGACGCGAACTACGTAGACGTGAGCCTGAATGGCGTTGCCCTTGTAAGCGGTACAGACTACACAGCCACACCATCCACAAATACAATTAGTGGTTTGTCTGCCCTGACTGCATCAGATGTGGTCGAGATTGTTGTCTATGATGTGTTTAGCGTATTTGGTGGCAATGTCAAGGGTGACTTTACAATTAGTAACGGCACTCTGGCGGCAGAGGCTGTGACGGTCACTGGCCTGACAACTACTGGCAACATCAACTTCGGCGACAACGACAAGGCGCAGTTTGGTGCTGGCAATGACTTGCAGATTTATCACGATGCTGGTCACAGCCGAATTGTTGATGCTGGCACTGGCAACTTGCGTATTCAGGCAGACAATTTGCGCCTTCAAAGCGCAGACGGCGTTAACAATTATATTACTGCTGACAACGGCGGTGCGGCAACTCTATATCATAATGCCCTTGCTAAACTCGCCACCACCGCCACAGGCGTTGATGTCACTGGCACTGTGACTATGGATGGCGGTAGCACATCTGCTGACTTCTCATTTGGAGACAATGATAAAGCTTTGTTTGGTGCTGGCAATGATTTGCAAGTTTACCACGATGGTACTAACTCATTCATCCTTGAGAATGGCACAGGCAACCTAATTGTTAAAGGCAACGCTGGCATTTACTTGCGCGGCACTAACGATGAGAATATGGGTGTCTTTTTGCAAGATGGTGCATCAACTCTTTATCACAACAACGCCGTCAAACTCGCCACCACCAGCACAGGTAGCGCAACTGGCACAACATCAGATTCATTTACTGACCAAAAAATAATTTCATCGACTAGCGGGGTTGGTGAGTTAAGGTTTTCCGACACTACAGTAAATGCTGGCTTTGTAAAATACGAACATAGCGGCAACAATATGATTTTTGCTACTAACACAACAGAACGCATGCGCATCGACAGCAGTGGCAGAGTGGGCATTGGGACGAGTTCGCCTACATATAAATTTCAAGTCGCCGCAGGAACTGACAGCTTAGTTACTTATTCGGCCTCTGCTCTCGACAGCAACATTTTCTTTGACACACAAAATACAAGCACTGGAGCAAGTGCCGCTGTTGTGCAAAGGCTTATTACCTCAGATGTAGCGGGTACAGGAAGCATCAGCGCAGATTTTCAAAAAACAAAAGCTGGTGCGCTGAATATAAACAACAATGAAACTAATTCTGCGGCTTACACTGGATTTGGTGTGGGTGGCTCAGAACGTATGCGCATTGACAGCAGTGGCAATCTGCTGGTGGGTACGACTGACACAACCCCGTGGAATAATAGCGCAAATACTACAGCAGATAACGGATTTGTTGTAAGTTCAAATGGCACAACAGGCATTACTAGGCATCAGGCTGAAGCATTAAATCTTAACCGCACTGGTAATAATGGAAGTGTTTTAATTTTTCAAAGAAGTGGTACTAACGTAGGCTCTGTCTCCGTTACTACTACAGGCACAACCTACAACGACACATCAGACTACCGCCTCAAGGAAAACGTCACCGACATCACTGACGCAACCACACGCCTCAAGCAACTTAACCCTGTTCGTTTTAACTTTATTGCAGATGCGGATACTACTGTTGATGGCTTCCTTGCCCACGAGGTTCAGAACGTTGTTCCAGAGGCAATCACTGGTACTAAGGATGCTGTAGATAGCGAGGGCAACCCCGTTTATCAGGGCATTGACCAGTCAAAGCTAGTACCGTTGCTAGTGAAGACCATACAGGAACTTGAGGCTCGTATAGCTACACTGGAGAATGCACAATGACTAGAGCAAGAGATTTAGCAGACGGTGCAGATAAGGACATTTCTGGCACCCTTACGACAGACGGCCTCACCGTTGCTGGCAACGTCAGCGTAGACGGCGGCGCGATTAAGCTGGACGGTAATTATCCGACAGGCACACAGAATGTTGCACTTGGCGACCAAGCACTAGACGCACTTACTACTGGAGCAAACAACACGGCTGTTGGGCATATTGCTTTGTCTGCCAACACTGAGGGTGTCAGGAATGTTGCTCTAGGCGGCTTTTCCCTAAACTCAAATACCACTGGCAATGACAATGTGGGCATCGGCACAGGCAGTGCTAGAGGTGCGCTACACACAAATACAACAGGGTCTAACAATGTTGCTGTTGGTGCTAATGCACTAGGTAATAACACTACTGCAAGCAACAACACGGCTGTTGGATTGAGTGCGCTATACGCAAACACCACAGGCACGGAGAATGTAGCTGTTGGTTCTACTGCCCTTGACGCAAACACAACAGGAAACGACAACACTTCTCTTGGCTATCGTGCGCTTGGTGCGAACACTACAGCAAACAACAACACGGCTGTTGGTTCAGATGCAATGCTTTCTAACACTACAGGAACAGCCAATGTTGCTTTAGGTGCCTTTGCACTTGACGCAAACACCACCGCCTCTAACAACACTGCTGTTGGCTATGCAGCACTAACCACAAACACCACTGGCACACAAAACGTGGCGGTTGGTTATAAAGCACTTGAGGTAAGCACCGATAACAACAACACGGCTGTTGGTTATGAATGTTTAGCAAAAGCCACCACAGGCACACAAAACACCGCTATTGGTAAAGATGCTATGCGTAATAACACCACAGGCGGCTATAGTGTTGCCGTTGGTATGCAAGCACTTGAATCTAACACCACTGGTACACGCAATACTGCATTAGGTTCTAATGCTTTGTTCACTAATGTTACTGGCAATGATAACGTGGCTGTTGGTAGAGATACGTTATATAGCAATACAGCATCTGACAACACGGCTGTTGGCTATCAGGCACTACAAAATAACACCACTGGCACACGCCTTGTTTCTATAGGTCGCCTTGCACTACGAAATAACACCACTGGTGTAGACAATGTTGCCATAGGTCGCTTTGCACTGCGCGACAATACAACAGCATCAAGCAGTATTGCGATAGGTACAAACGCACTTGTTGTAAATACAGCGTCTGACAATAATGCAATCGGTGCATATGCGCTTGGTTCAAACACCTCTGGCACTAGAAATCAAGCGTTTGGTACTAGTGCCATGCAAAACGCAACAACTGGCAATTATAATATTGCCATTGGTTATACATCACTTTTTTCAAACACTAGTGCTAGTTACAACACTGGCCTTGGCGACAGTTCGTTATATGCAAATACAGTAGGAAACAACAATGTTGCTGTTGGTTTTCAGGCATTAGTTTCAAACACCACTAGCGCTTCAACTGTTGCGGTAGGGCATAGTGCGGGGTATTCACAGACAACCAACGGACAAAACGTATTCGTGGGTCAAAGCGCAGGATACTTCACAGACGGTTACAAGAACTGTTTTGTAGGATTTAATGCCGGTGATTCAATGACCACTGGCGATAATAACACTATTCTTGGCTCCTTTAGTGGCAATGAAAACGGCCTAGACATTCGCACAGCCAACAACCACATTGTGCTGTCTGATGGCGATGGTAATCCTAGGGTTATTGTAGACAGCAGCGGCAACTTGCGGGTGGGAACTTCTAGTAATTTCTCACAAGGTGAAAGATTAGCAATTAGTTACAACTATTTGTCAGGCACGGGCATAGTTATTGACAGTGGGTCAGGTGCTGGCGCGGCTATGCGTTTTCGCACAAATTCAAGTCTTGTTGGAAGCATTACAACCACGGCAAGCAGCACTGCTTACAACACCTCATCCGACTACCGCCTCAAAGAAAACGTAGCTGACCTAACAGGCGCAGCAGACCGTGTTCAACAGCTTGCGCCAAAGCGGT